GTTACGATGTATGTAACGAATGTTCAGTGGGATCAGATAAAAAAACATTATTGGTTGGATGATTTAGTATATCATGAAGGGTTTATGTTTAAAGGTAAGATTGGGATATTTAAAGAACATATTGATAAGTGGATGAAAGTGAAAGTACAAGCTAGTAAAGACGGAAATGATGCTTTAAAATCACTTAGTAAACTAATGCTTAATAGTCCTTATGGAAAATTCGGTACGAACACCATCCGTTTAAATGTAGAACCTTTCTTATGGGAAGATGATGAAAGTTTAGGTTTTAAAGTGGAAGATGAAGACCCACCTCCTGCAGATCCTATTTATACAGCTTACGCAAGTTTCGTAACCGCTTACGCAAGAGAGGAATTGGTTGATACGATTATGTTGTGCTATGATAGATTCGTGTATTGTGATACAGATTCAATCCATTTAGAAGGGGTAGAAACACCGAAAGAATTATTACATAAAATTCACCCTGATGATTTAGGTATGTGGGATAAAGAGGGAGAATTCAAATACGCTAAATTCCATAGAGCAAAAACATATTGTGAAATGTTATTTGCGAAAAAGGTAACGAAGAAAGATAGATGGGGTGATGTTGTGGAAAGTTTAAAACATTGCTCAAAAGAAGAGTGGGAAAAAACCCCTGAAGATCAAAGAAGTTTAGATAAGAATTTGAAGTGTGCAGGGTTACAGGGACATTTGAAAGATTATGTGTCTTTCGAAGAATTTGAAATAGGATTAAAGATTAATCCTGAGATACACAAAGATGTTATGGGTAAACCTTTAGGGAAATTAATGCCTTGTCAAGTTAAAGGTGGAACGTTACTTAAGGTTAGGAAGTTTAGTTTGAATTAGGAGGAGAGATGTAAAAATGTGGTGTCAATTATGCGGTGATAGAATTATCGAAAAGACTGTTACAATGAACGGAAAGAAAATAGATGTATGTAAAAGTTGTTCTTCTATGGTTAGTGATGAAGGAAAGGAGGGTGAGGAATGAGACTAGGATTTAGAATGAGAAGTGGTAAAGGAAGATATAAATTAAAGACAAGTGACATTGCAAGAAGAGAAACATATGAAGTTCAAAAGGTTAAAAAGATTAGCAATTGGAGAAGAAAGAAGGTGTTGGGATGATTGAAAAAGATGTATATCAATTTAAAACGCCTATTAAAGTAGGTATTATGTATGCGATATATGCTCATTTGGGATTAATCAACGATGTTGATTTTTCCCTTCTCAATGATGATACTTTAGATGCTTATTTAGAAGGAGCACTAAGAAGCACAACAAATTCATTGAGAAAAAGTGAATGGGAAGAATGGAATGTTGGTTTAATGTATGAGAATAAATGTTTTATGGGATACGTGATTAATAAAGATAAAGAAAGGTTGAAAGAACAATTAGTTAATGCTATGATTGATTTTAGAGACCCCAAATATAGTATTGTGGAGGTGTGAAAATACTTGTCTGAATTATACTATCTACTAAAGTTCAAAGAAATTGTTAAAGTAAAATAATAACTAAACAATAGAAAAGAGGATGTAATAATGTGGGTTGTAATACATAAAGAAAAGATGAGTATATTCAGCGGTTATAAAACAAGGGAGTTAGCGGTGAGAAGTGCTGAAAACCTAAACACAATAAAAGAGAAATTCTATGTTGAATATGTGGAGGTGAGGGGGTGAAATATCTTTTATGTTTGATTGTTGTGTGGTTGATTATTACTTTATATTTATGTTGCAAATATAGTGAGAAGGGGAGAGGGCAGAAATGAGTTATATTGTAATGAAGTTAGGGAGTAAATATGTAAAAGAATTATTAGTTGATTACTGGGGAGATGTTAGTGAAATAAAATTAACTGATAATTTTATAGAAGCTGAAAGAGTTTCTTTGGAAGACCAAAAAGAAGAAAGATGGATTAAATTTATAAATAAAAATGAAGTGGTTACAATAATAAAAGTTGAATTGAAAGAGGTGGTTATGAATGATACAAACTAAAACGTTAGATTTTACAGGGAAAATTGCAGGTAGCATTGTTGAGAATCCTAATATTGCAAAAATGAATGGAGTTGAATTTACTCAAACTCAATATGATAGTATATTCTTAGGTGGATTAGATGTTTTATCTACTGATGTATTGTCATTTGAATTTCCAGTACCTGATGAGGTTCAAATAGGGTTGGAAGAGGTTGACATTTATTATAAATCTAAATTAGTGAGTGGAGAAAACGAATTACGTTCAAGTGATAAAGGTGTTTATAATAATGATACGACTATTTACAAACAAAAAATGTTAGCTATTTATAAGGTTGACGTTGTGGATAATATTATTAAATTTAATATTACAGCTACAGGAGATTATGGAATTTATGAGGTTAAATGTGATTGTTTATATGATGATGCAGGGTTAAATAGTTATAGTGGTAATTATACATATAATACTGGTATAGGAACTGATGTTACTGTAACAATTGATAGAAAGAAATTAGAAGATGTAATAACAGAAATAGAAGCTTTGCCAGTGAACAGTTTATCATACATTACATTTGCTCAAGTTCCCACTAGTGGCGATTTAGAATAAAAGTGTTGCAAAAAGATTAAATAAATGATATATTAAATACAGGAAATGAATTGAAAGAAAAAGATTAAAATAATAAAAATTAAATAGGAGATTACTTGTAAAATAGTTTTCTCCTTTTTATGTGGAGGGAAATTGAATGATTAGTAGAATTTATGTTTCTAATAGTATTGTTAAGGGAATGTTTATTAAAGAAGAAGATTATTTGAAAGTGGTGGAGGAGAAGGAGAATGTTGAAAAATACTATGAACAAGAAAAAGAATTAAGGAAAAACATTGAAGATAATTTACATAGAGTTCAAAACCATTTAAAGAGTAAAGTTAATGAATGTAATGAAAGAGATGAAGTAATCAATAAACTTGTTGTTAAAAAAGAACATTATAAAGATTATATTAAATGTTTAGAGAAAGAGAAGAGAGAAAAAGATGGGGAAATAGAAAGATTGAAAGAGGCTAATAAATATTGTGCAGATTGTAGTGGAAGTAGGGTTCACATTAATAAACTTGAAAAAGAATTGAAAGAAATGACAAAACATAAAGACAAAACATTTTTAAGAGTATTAGAACTTGAAAAACAAAATGAGTATTACGCTAAAGAGTATGAGAGATTGAAGAATTTATATGAACCTGAAATACAATATGAAGAATGGTGTTGGTTGTATTATGAATTTAAGTTAACTAACGGTAATGTAAAACCTGTAAAACAAGAAATGCTTGTTGAAGACGCTCACGAATTAATTGGCATGGATTCTGATAATTGGAGATTTTATTCAATTCAAAAATTTAAAAAGGGGGTTAAATAATGAATAGTAATAAAGTAATTGAATGTATGGAAGAAATTGTAAAGGTTGGTAAAAGTGGTGGTTATTCACCCGAAGAGTTTAAAAGTGCTATTGATAGTGTTAAATTATTAATTGAAGATAAAATAAAGGAGAATGGAAAATGATTAAAGTGATTATGTATACGAAGGAAAATTGTCCTAATTGTGATAGAGCTGATATGTTATTTCAGTTCTGTCCGGTTCAACATATAATAATTAAGAAAAATATTAATGATAAAAATATGGGTGAAGAATACAGTAAAGAGTTAAAAGAAAAAGATATTATGAGTGTTCCAAGTTTTGTTATCAATGGTAATTGGGTTGAAGGGTTTAATGAAGGTAAAATTAAGGAGGAATTGGGGTTATGATTAAAGAACTTTTTCGTATTCAAAGAGAAGTTGATTTACATATTGTTAAAAAGATTGATTTTAAAATAGGAAAAGATTTTAGTGATACTTTAAGTGATAGGAAAAGAGCGTTTATTGTTGAGTTATGTGAATTAGCAAATGAAATTGGTTTCTTCAAGTATTGGAAAAAATCACATGTTAAAAATAATGAAAGAATTAAAGATGAATGGGCGGATTGTTTAGCTTTCTTAAATAGTATTACAATAACTCAAAACTATGAGGAGCAAATTGAATACTTCTTAAATCATAGTGTTTTAGAAAGTCCTTTTGAACCTAGATATCATTTTGATGGATTGATTAAAAATAGATTGTTTGATTTAACTGATTTAGAATATGCTTATAGAAGTTTATATCATTTTGGGACTTGTTTAGGTTATTCAGTTGAAGAGTTAAATGAAGCTTACATAAATAAAAGTAATGAAAATATTATAAGAGCGAAAGAGGGATATTAATATGAATAATTTAGAAAGTTTACAAAAATTAATGGAAGAAACTATGATTCAATTACAAGGATATATAGACTTAATTAAACAATTACAAGATGAAGCTGAAAAAAATAAAGAATATTATAATTATAACATGAGTATTAGAGACCAACAAATTAATGAATTGAAAAATGAAAATAAAGAACTTAAAAGTTATATGCAAAGCACTGATGGTTTAGTTAAGTTATATGATAAAAATGAAAGTTTAAAAAATGAAAATGAAACAATTAAAAAAGAAATTCAATCAACTAATAAAACTAATAGCGCTTATTTATTAGAGATTTATGATAAAGATGCAATTATAACGCAAAAAGATGAAAAGATACAAGAATTAAATGGTTTAATTAGTGAGCATGTTAATAAGGAGGTGGAATAATGTTTATATGTAATAAACATAGATATGTTGGAGAAACTCAATGTAATAATTGTTTGTATGACTCACATGAAGAAGGTAAGATTAATATTTATGGAAAAGATAAGGAAGATAATTTAAAAAGAGGGACTTGTAAAAGATGTGGCTTAGACACAAAAATTAATAAAGCTGAAATTTGTTATCTATGTCATGAAAGTTTAGGTAAAGAGGATATTATAAATAAACCTAAACATAAAGAAATATTAAAACCTAAACATTATCATGAAGGAACTAATGTTGACCCGATTAGATTTGGCAAAGAACACTTTACGTGGGAAGAAATGCAAGGATTTTATAAAATGAATATTATTAAATATATTTCTAGAGCATCTAAAAAGAATGGTTTAGAAGATTTAATAAAAGCTAAAAATTATCTTGAAATGTTAATAGAAAGTGTGGAAAATGATGACGGTATTATCTAAAGAATTTTCAATAGAAGAAAATAAGAAAAGACAAAAAGATGTAAGTGTTAGATACATAGATAAACAAGTTGTTAAATTATATCTTAGAATTTATAAATTAGGTGTATTGAAGGATAACAAAGAAATGAGTTTCCATAATAAAGAAGCTTGTATGATTCATGTGGAGAACTTAATTAAGACCACTGATTATAACTTGCATGGTTTCTCTAGTGAGCCTAAAAATGGTTCATTTCCTGAAAGGTATTTTATAACACTAAGAAAATAACTCTTGACATATGGAGGTAATTATGTTATACTTGAAAGAGTAAGACATAAAGACTTCCATATTGTATTTTGAGCGGAATTCTCACGGTGAAACGTGCCGACAAATGGTGGGTACTAGATATGCCTTGCAATACAGTCTATTGTGATTTTACATTTATCCCTTGTGAAAAGTAACCTAACGGTGAAGTTCAGTAGCAAGGGATTTAACATAATTTAAGAGTTGACAAATCAATGTAATTGTGTTATAACATTTTTAGTTAATTAATTCAATGATTTTTAGTTAAATTAATTTAATAATATTTTAAAAGATTTATTGACAAGGTGGCATTTTTATGGTAGGTTTTTCCTGAAAAAGTGTG